AGCCTGGTTCCACGACCCCGCCTGGTTGTGCTGGTCGATCGAGTAGGCGGCGGCCTCGATCGGGCTCATGCCGTACCAGTCGTCGAGCGGGTGGAACGCCTTGATGTGCAGGATCGCCGAGCGCCCGCTCACCTGGTCGACCGGGAAGTCGCGCGAGCGGCCGCCGACGGTGTAGCGATACGCGGCGGGCAGCCCGGCCGCTCCCGGGATGACGCGCATGCGGTCGGGGCGCAGCGCGTAGAGCTCGACCGGCGGCCGGCCCTCGGGCGCCACCGCCTCGAGATAGGCGTTGCCGGCGATCAGGCGGAAGCCGTAGACCGACTCGAACAGCGCCGGCCCGCCGACCAGCGGGTTGGGACGGTGCAAGAGCGCGAGCAACGGGTGGTCGGCGACCTCGATCAGCTGCCCGCCGCGGCGCCGGTAGAGGAGCCACGGCACGCTCGCCGCGGCCTGGGCGACCTCGCCGATGGCGCGGAAGGCGACGACGTTCTTGCGGTAGCCCTCGTCGGCGAACTTGTCGTAGCGACGCGCCGACCACGCCGGCCGGCCGAGCTGGTCGAGCGCGATCAGCCGCCGCGCGGCCGAGGCCTTGCGCCCAGGGCGCAACAGCGCCTTCAGTGGTGTCTTCCAATCCATCACAGTCTCCTCGGTGACAGGCGCGTGGCCGTCACGGTTCCTCTTGGTTGCGGGCGTTCGGGTGATTTGTCGGTGGGCGTAACTAATTGAATTCAGTAACTATATTCTCGCCAGGTACGCACATAGCCATAAGAAGATATTCGGAGACGGTCGGGGCAAGTAACCGCGGACGAATATGACACTTGTCTAGACCTCTCTCATAGATGTCTGCCATGAGATAGGACTTAACGTTGATGTGCTTGGTTAGGAGCCGGTTGAAGGTCCGCTCCGGCGTGTCGTCGCCCTTTCGATGCCCAGCCTGCAGCGTTTCGCAGATTGCCTTGAGGCTCCGACGGACCCCCACGTTTGCTTATTTTTCCTTGGGCATGGTTTTGCTCTTACCGCCTTCCGGGATCGGCGGTTCCGTACTACCACCGACGTCCGCCCAATCAGTCACAAGAACGAACGCAGGCCGCTCGCCATAGGAGATCAGCTTCTTGCTCGAGGGGATTCCGATATCAACTCCGCTGTCGGAAATAACTCCCACGACTTTCCCTTTAAAGGCGGCAACATTAGTGATTACCTTCGTGCCAAAGATCTTCTCATAGAACTGCGGCGAGGCATCCATGGCCAAATACTCGCCTTCATTGCCGCGCACAACGATTTTCACGTCCCCCTTCATGACAAGACCAGCCATCTCGGCGATCCAATCCTGGTCCGACCACCTTGCTACGTAGAAGTTTTTCACCTTCGCCTTGTCTGCAAAGTCAGGCCGGAACAGCGAGTAAGTCGCCAGCTTGAAGGCGTTCCATTCCGTATAATCTCTGTAGTGTTGTGCGGTGATTAGGCCGTTCTTGGCCACCACCGGAAGCTGGCTCGGAGACAACTGGGTGTTGGTTACGTCGACGATCCCATGTTCAAGCATGGCCCCCTGGATCACCTTGCCATCGCCCGATAGGGGGTCACCTACATAACAATGCGCGCTCACGTCGCTATTGCTGACGTCGGAAATCACTCTCAACGTATCGCAGAGGATGCGCGCACTCGCTAGATGCAGTTTGATGTCTTGCGCTGCGACAAAGAACGACTCGGTCATCAGCAGCGGCACTACGATAAAGGCCGCCACGAAGACAGCACCCATCAATCGAATTCTCAAAGCCAACATGGTTGTCCTCTCACGCGCCGGTCACGGTGCTTGTAGCGAAGCAAAGATCGAGAATCCGATACCAACTACGGACGTCAGGTACCCTGCGCTCGTAGTCACGTAGCTTGTAGGCCCTTTCTCCATCGTGAGCGCGGGAATGATTGCGGCGCAACCCCAAGCGGCGACCCCGATCACGAGAAGAACCCACACCCAAAGTTCGGCGTTGGCCCAACCGACACCGATTTTCGAAAATCCCTTCGACCCGATGATTAGGATCGCAACCGATGGTAAGGTGCCCGCGAAAGAGCAAAGAAGCCGGGCGGGCATCCTTAAAGGATGCCGATCCACGCACCGGCCATCCGCTCGGATTGGACAATATATGAACTGTCCGGGTTCGTGTTCGACGCGACCATTGTGATGGCCGTCGTGACTCGAATTTCCGTTTGACTGACTCATCGACGCAGCATGTAAAGGGCAGCTGATCGGCCAGCATATTACCCACGTTTACCATCGAGTCAACCCGCCGAGGTTATTTCCCATAAAACAGGTTAGGCCGTCTCGGTAAATGGACCGTTAGCAAGCTGTTGAAAAAGTCGGCGTGGCGTGATTCACTTGTCCCCAAGATGTTGTGTTGGCTTTTGGGGGTGCCACATGTCGTTGGGGAAGCTCGTCATTTCGGCCTCGTAGTCGGGCAGCCACGAAGCCTGCTCGGGCAGGAACACGCGCCCCCCACCGTGCTAAACCACCCGCCTCGATCCTTCACCCCGCCGCCGGGATGTAGTCGTACTTGCCGATGCCCTGGACGATCACGAAGCGGCAGCGGCCGTCGTTCTTTCCCGCCACCCGGTGCGCCGTGTTCGGCGGCACGGTGCAGCTCTCGCCCGGCGCCAGCTCGTGGGACGCCTCGGCCCCCTTCGTCTTGACGACCATCGGGCCGTCGAGGCAGATGAACGTGTCGGCGACGTTCGTATGGTGGTGCCAGGGGACCTCCTGGCCGTGCCCCAATGTGAGGATCTGGACGCGCAGCTCGGGCGTCTCGGCGATCGGCTCCCGGCGTTCGATGGCGTATCGCTCGTCCTTGGCTTCCGTCAGGTTCGGCTCGCTCCCGGGCTGCGCCCGCTCCCCGTCCTGGCCCGCCGTTCCCTGGTCCGGTCCTCATGTTAGTCGCCGCACGGCTTTTGGGAAGCGCGGATTCGGCGAAGCTCGAACGCCCCCCGCGTCACAACCGCCTCAGCCGCGGCCCCTTGGCCCGCCGGGCGCCCGCCCAACGCAGGAACTGGCTCGTCATGTCGACCTGGTCGTCGTGGGCGCTGTTGGGAAAGCTCGTCATCTCGGCCTCGTAGTCGGGCAGCCACGAAGCCTGCTCGGGCAGGAACACGCGGCCGGCCTCGATCGCCGGGCTCACCGTGCTCATGCGCGTCAGCTTGTCGGACACGGGCCGGGCCGCGATCACCGGCAGCGCCGTCTCGGCCCGCAGGTCCTGGATCAGCGACTGGCCCGAGGCCTTGTCCTCGATCAGCACCGCGTCGGCGCCCCACTTCTCGGCCAGGCTCTTGGCGGTGCGCTTGAGCTCGGGGTACTCCATGCGCCGCCGCACCACCTCGAGCAGGTAATAGCCGGTCTCGGTCTCGGCCCAGGTGCCGCACACCGCGGGGTCGTTGAGCGCCGCCGCCTTGTGCGCGGTGTCCCACGACTGCACGATGCGCAGCGGGTTGGCCGGCGGCGTGCGGTAGCGCCGGAACCACGCCCCCTTGACGATGCCGCCCTCGAGCGGCGCCGGGCGCTGCTGGTACTGGGCGGCATAGGCGTAGGCGCCGAGCTCGCGCTTGGCGCGGGCGATCTCGGCCGGGCCCTCGCGCGCCGGATGCAGCAGATCGCCGGGCCGGCGCACGACGCGCACGCCGCCGAAATCGACCACCGTGCGGCGCTCGGCCTCGGCCGGCAGGCACACCTGCCGCCAGCCGCCCTTGGCCAGCAGGTGGCCGGTCAGGTCGCGTTCGTGCAGGCGCTGCATGACGACCACGATGACGCCCTTGCGCTTGTCGTCGAGCCGGCTCGAAAACGTCTGGTCGAACCAGTCGAGCGCCGCCTGGCGCATCGTCGGGCTCAGCGCCTGGCGCGGGTTGTGGGCGTCGTCGACGATGAGGACGTCGGCGCCCTCGCCGGTCGCCGGCCCGCCCACCGAGGTGGCGATGCGGTGGCCGCGCGCCGTGGTCTGGAACTTGTGTTTCTCGTTCTGGTCCGCGGCCAGGCGGACGCCGGGAAAGATGCGCCGGTACCACGGCGAGGTGACGACCAATCGGCAATCGAGCGCGTGCTTGACGCTGAGCTCGCGGCTGTAGCTCGCAGCCATGATGCGCGCCCCGGGATCGTGTCCGAGCAGCCACGCGGGCCACGCCACCGAGACGCAGATCGACTTGAGGTGCCTGGGCGGCAGGTTGACGATCAGCCGCGTGATTTCGCCGCGGGCGCAGGCCTCGAGATGGGCGCAGATGAGCCCGACGTGCCAGTTGTCGAGGTAGCGTGCGCCGGGATCGACGGTGTGGAACGTCTTGGCGGTAAAGCTCGCGAGGTCCTGGCGCAGCACCGCGTCGAACAGCACGGCGTCGTCGATGTCCGCGCCGTTGATGGGGTCGCGGCCGGCGCTCTCGGGGTCGGCCCCGGCGGTGCCGGCGGGCCGCGGCGCGGGGTCAACCCACGCCGTAGCGGCGTTTGAAACGGTTGAGGATTTCACGGTCTTGCTCGCTGAGTTGTTTGGGCGACGGCGCGTCGGCGCCGACCAGGCGGCGTTCGATGGCGATGATCTTCTCGGTGATCTGGCATAACTTGAGCAACAGCGACGCCGGGCTCTCGCGCCCGCCGAGGAGCACGTCGTCGTCGCTCTCGCCGTCGATCAGCCGCTCGAGCCGCTGGCGCAGCCTGGCGGCGAGTCTGCGCAGGCGGGCGATCTCGTCGGCAGGCGCGCCTGCCTGCGCGAAACCGGAGCTCCGCTCCCGCCTTCGCGAAGCCCGCTCCTGCCTGCGCGAAGCCGGCGCTTCGCTTCGGCGAAGGCAGGTCGGCGGGCGAAGGAAGGTCGGCGAAGGCAGGCCGAGCGGCGGCGGGGCCGCTTGCGCCCGGCGCTCGGCCGGGCGGCTCGGCGTGGCCGCTTCGTTGCGCCGCCATTCGTATCGACGCGCCCGCCGATGAACGGTGCTCGGGTTGACGCCGTGGCGTCGGGCGATGACGCGGACCGCGAGACCGGCGCGGTAGTCGGCCTCGACGGCGCGCCAATCGATCGTGCGTCTGGCCTTGTGGATGGGACGTTTGTGCGGCAAGTCTCATGCGATCTGCTGGAGCGGCCGAACGCAGACCGCCTGTCGGCCCGCGGCCAGCCGCTTGCGTTGGGGATGTGAACCAGGTTCGAGCGGTTGTCTTCGCTCGCCGGCGCTTACGCCCGGCCGGCGGTGGGATGGTCGCGGGCGTGCTTGTCGAGGCGGTCGATGATGCGGCCGAAGATGGCGTCGAGTTCGTTCGCCATGCCCGCCACCAAGGCCGCCGCGAGCGCCCGGTCGACGCCCTCGACGTCGACGTCGGCCCGCCGCGACAGCGCCGCCGCCTGGGCCGCCCAGCGCCGCGCCGGCAGTCTGCATCCGGAACGCACGAAGGCCGCGCCACCGCGCAGTGACGGCGCGGCGACACGGCCCCGATCATAGGATTTATCCTATCATAATCCGTGCAGAATGGTCAAGCACGAATCGCGTGGCCGCGGCGCGACGGCGGCGCGCGGCGACGGCGGCGCGGCGCCGCGGTCGTTGAGGCGGACGACGAGGTAATGCAGCGCGGCGAGGTACCAGGCGCGGCAGGTGTTCGGAGACTTGCCGACGAAGGCCGCGATCTTGCGCCACGAAAAGCCGCCCGCGCGGCTCCACAGGATGCGCTGCGCCGCGGGCGGCAGCCAGCGCAACCACTCGAGGGTCTCGTCGAGGCGGGTGATGGCTTCGGGCGCGGCGGGCGCGAGGCGCAGGCGGGTATGGGCGTATCCATAGGCCTCGTGGACATCGCGGATGAACTCGGGCCAGCGCGTGACGTTGCGCTGGATGTCGGGCGCGGGCACGCGCTTCAAGCTGTCGATGGCTTCGGCGATGCGGCTTTCCACCGCCGCCATCGTCCAGCCGGAGGTTGCGCCAGCGCAGGCATCTTGCCGGGTCATCGTACCGCTCCCGGTTCGCTGCCCCGTTCCGGCGCCAGCGCAGGCATCTTGCCGGGTCATCGTACCGCTCCTTGTTCGCTGCTCCGTTCCGGCGCCGCACCCAGCGGCCGGGCGGCGGGCGCACCGGGGGGTCGAACGTCGCCAGGCCTTGCATCGCGCGGCTCGGCCGCGTGCCGTGGCGCCGCGCCCAGCGGCCGGGCGGCGGGCGCACCGGGCGGTCGAACGTCGCGAGGCCTTGCATCGCGCGGCGCGGCCGCGTGCCGTGGCGCCGCGCCCAGCGGCCGGGCGGCGGGCGCACCGGGCGGTCGAACTTCGCGAGGCCTTGCATAGCGCCGCGCGAGCGCCGTCATCGCGGTCACACCATGGCGCTGGAGAACGGGCCCGCCTCGATACACGTCGGGCAAATGCGGTTACCGACGTGGCTGCTCGCGAACCCCTGGCCGCAGTAAAGGCATTTACGCCGGGCGCCCCGCAGCCGAGGCGGCGGTTTGGGCCGCCGCGAGGCGAGCGGGTAGCCCGCGACGCGCAGCTTGCGCACCTTGCTTTCCACCGCGCGCGTCGTGGCGCCGAGGCGCGCGGCGACTTGGGCGGCCGAAAACCCGCTGTTCCACAGGCGAATCAGCGCCTCGGCCGTGGCCGCCGGCCAGCTCGGCGTGGGGCGAATCGGCCGGCGCGAGGTGCCGGCCCGTGACGCCACTTCTGTTCTGTTAATGTTCCTATTCACGGCCTCCCTTGTATAGGGATTGTTCCCAGAGTGTCAATAGGAAATTTCCATAGTGCGCAGCCGGTGCGTTTGCGGCGATAATCAGTGCCCGAAATAACTTTCTCGATGAGATGGCTTCACGACTGGCACGCGAGATCCGCCGGCGAATGGAGGCCGGCGGCTTTAACCAGAAGTCGCTGGCCCGCGCGGCAGGCTTGAACCAGACCGCGGTGCGCGACATCCTGATCGGCAAGTCGCAGCATCCGCGGCACGACACCATCGAGAAGCTCGCCGCCTCGCTCGACTGCTCGGTGATGGATCTGCTCGAGCCCGGCGCGGCGCCAGCCGCCGCCGCGCCGCCGCAGGCGCTCGACGACGATCTCGCGTTCGTGCCGGCTTACGAGGTGGCGGCGGCCGCCGGCGAGGGCATCGTCATCGACGTCGAGCACGCAACCGGCCGGCTCGCGTTCCGGCGCGATTGGCTGCGCAGCGTGACCGCGGCCGGGCCCGACGACCTCGCGGTGATCACCGTGCGCGGCGATTCGATGTACCCGACGCTCGCCGACGGCGACACCATCCTCGTCGACCTCACCCAGCGCGCGCCGACGCGCGACGGCGTCTACATCATCCGCTTCGGCGAGTTCGTGCTGGTCAAGCGCCTGCATATCGACCCGGTGCGGCGCCTGGTCACGATCTCGTGCGACAACGAGAGCTACCCGCCCCTCAACCCGGTCGATCCCGCCGACGTCGGCGTCGCCGGCCGCGTCATCTGGGTGGGCCGCAGGGTGTAA